CATGAGTAACCTAACTAAGGAGGACTTAATCACAGCACTCACAAGTCTTATGGTACGACATCGACAACGAACAGAATTACGTGACGGTAGATTCGTGCCTAGTACTAAAGAGGACTTGGAGTTGTATGCAACGCAGTACAGTAATTGGCTTAGACTATTCAGAGTTGAGCAGTTGGAGGATATGTTTATGGATAAGCTAACCAAGTTAGCAGGGGAGTAACCATGAAACGTGAAACTTTGGAGTCGTACAAAAAAGCAAGACATTATTTAACTTTAATCGGAGGAAAGCATGAAACAAAATATTCGCATCGTAAGAGAAATAAATATACCAAATCACAATTACGACAAGCTCAGACGGAAAGCGATACGTCGTATCAGTACTCGTATTGGTAAGGTAAGTAAGCCTACAATCTCAGACGATCTTGGTGCTGAGTTCATGGTAGTACGTCGTAAGACGTTAAAACAAAAAGCAGTAGAAGTGGTAACATGGTTATTGGCAGGAAGTTTATTAACAATCTTAATGAAAGGGTGGTGGTAGTATGCGTACAGTAACAGCAGTTGTGAAAGTTAAAGTTGATGAGTCATTAATCAACGAATTACAAACCGACGGTATTGAAGTGACAGATCATGTAACGTCAATCATCCAAGATCATTTGGCAGATCGTGGATACATAGTCAAAGCAGACTCATATGATGCAGACTTATTTGCAGTACTGTGTGAGTACGCTGTCATCAACATCAATCAACAAGCTATTGAGGAATTAGAAAAAGAAATACTTGATAGCAAGATGTGTATCAATGGTAATTGTGACGATTAACTTTAAATAAACTAGGAGGATTATAGTATGGATATTTCATACAGCAATTTAGTTCACATATCGCAAACTGAGAAACCAATGAGGGGAACGACTAATAAGTTCCCCTATTCTAAACGTACTCATAGTGGTAAGTTCTTTCTTGTCAAGCAAGTGAATGGTGCTACAGAATTTCATTTGTATTATGGTGCTGAGTATCATTCTAATATGATGACTAAAGCAGAGTTCGATGCTAAACAATCTACCATGACTACAAGGGAATTAAACAGGGTTTACGTATCATCGGATGAAGTAACGTACTACGAAGTCAAACCTAAACAATTTGGTATTATACGTAGTGATAATTCATTAGAGATAACAACAGATGATGCTGATCAAGGTACTCGATTGATGTTAAACAATATGATATGGCAAGGCATATCAGGTGGTGTAGTCAATAGCATTAGACATGGTGGTACAGTATTTAAAACATATACTAGTGACAAAATTGTACCAATCTTTAAAGGGCTACGTGTGTACATTGATCGAGATGAAATAAGAATTCATCCTGATTGTAATTACAAAGTAGTCACTCGGTCACTAGACAAAACAAAGTCATCACTCGTTATGAAACCGTACCGTAAGAAATTAAAATTTGTAGAGACAATGTTTAAATCAATGGACGGTGCTACATTCATGACAGACTTCATGGACGTTATTATTAATACCGATCATCCGTACTTAAAGCAATTAAAAACGGAGGGTACTTGGTATAACGACATAGATGTTGATGCTATCAAGTATGCTAATTCTATTTTTGAATCTAATCCTATGAATGCAATGTATCATTTTATGGTGGCATTTAATTCTAATTGGATAAAATATAGAATCCGAGAATATTTAGATGATAATAATCATTTGAAATATCACGAATCATTAGGACGGTACAATCCTATTGCCTATTTCAACGACGCTAAACGTAGGTTTGAACGTATCAAAAAACTATCGAGTGATATATTCATCAAGCATACATATCATGCAGGGCAACCTTATCCGTCGTCTGTTTGGCAAATAGATGTTATACTTAACGATCAAGTTGTAAGAACAACACAGGGGGAACAGTAATATGAATCACATTTACGAAAACTTTAACACACCTGAGTTAGCACAGGCTATCGATGCTGACAAAGTCAAACCACTCATCATGGATATCAACAAGAAGTATGGGCTACAAGTATTTCAAGTTGTACCATTAAAGAATTTTAAATCATATTATCACAATGGTAATAATGCATTATCACCTAATGTATTCTTTCTAACATCACCACATAATGGATTGATGTACGGTGCTGTGTGGGCAGAAGTAGTGGGCAATGACTCTGATACTAAGATTACATACAATTATTTTAGTAGAAGTTTTAAGAAGTCTAGAGGGTGGGATTATATAAATTCACGTACCCTATCATCTATTAAAATCTCTACTCTAATGAGATCAATAGGTACACATAAGGCGATTGCCGATGTTAAGCCTTACTTGGGTACTGTTCTTATGCCAAAGAATGATGTAAGTGATCTCTCTAGAATTGTACAGTACACCGTCAAAGGTTCTGATGATGTACACAGAATGCAACGAGTACCTAACAGTTTGTCTACTAATGCTATGATGAGTTTATTAGAAACTTACATGGGTATTAAAAATAGGATAGATGTTCATCCTGATCATAACAAAGATATTGTAGATATATATCTCAATCTAAAACAAGCGAGTCACATAGAGAATGAAGTTAGGACAAAGAAAAAACATGTATTGAATCGTGAGTTGTACGCTATTGTGGTAGACGCAAAAGCTAATGGGTATGCTATAGGTAAAATAAAAGTTGAATTAGATTCACAAGATATCTATACAATTACTGAACCTTTTGTACGTGTTGCAGACTTAGATCAGTACAAAGAGATCGATAAGATTCGTCCAATGCTTACGATGTTTAAGGTACATACTGACGAGGATGCACAAGGTGGCAGACTAGGTGATCTTGTATTAAAATCTAGTAAATACTATGAGGACTTAGATGTCATCAATCATTCACCTCAATACAATTATGCAAATGAAGTGGGTAATAATTATTTATTTATACCAACAGGAGTAGTCTAATGGTTCAAAAAGAAAAGCAAATCATCGTGGAGGACGTAATTGTAAAAGGCTACGTCAAACATGGTAATGGTAGAAAGACACCGTTTGAATTTAACAAGCACATGTTAAAACCTGAATCGCTAGAGAAAATCTTTATTGAGATAGGGAGTAAGTTCCAATGACACCTGAGGGCAAAGTTAAAGCCAAGCTAAAGAAAGGTCTTGACGCTATCGGATGTTATTATTTCTACCCACAGACAGGGGGATATGGTAGGAGTGGTGTACCTGATATCATCATATGTCATAAGGGTAAGTTTATCGCTATAGAGTGCAAGGCAGGGGACAATAAACCTACAGCGTTGCAAGAATACAACATCGATCTCATAAGACGCAATCAGGGCTTGGCAATGGTGGCAAATGAGAGTAATATAGAGTTAATCTTAACCAAGATAAAGGAGATTCTATGACCGAAAAAGACATAGACATGGTCAATCACCCACCTCACTATACAAGTGGGGGTATCGAAACAATCGATTACATCAAAGCTAAAACCTCGCCTGAGGAGTACATTGGCTACCTACGATGTAACATCTTAAAGTACGTTAGTCGAATTGGTCTTAAAGGCAATCCTGTAGAGGATGCAGGTAAGATCGTTTGGTATGCTACTGAACTTCAAAAATACTTATCATCTAATAAATAAATTCGCATTACAATTTTAGGGAACTGGTCTCTCTAAAATGACGCTGTAGTGCAAAGGAGTAAATCATGATAAATGAAGCCTTGATGTGCCTAGCATTAACGATGTATCAAGAAGCAAAAGGTGAGCCTGTGGCAGGGCAAGTCGCTGTAGGGTACGTATTGTATCGGAGAGCCGACTTTAAACCTGATCATATATGTTCAGAAATGAAAAAGCCAAATCAATTCTCGTGGTATGGCAAAATCCGTGATCCTTCCTATATAGAACTTCAACCTTTCATAATCTTAGCATCCGAAATTATCTACCACAAAAGAAAAGATACGTCAATGGGTGCAACACATTTTCATAATTTTACAGTAAATCCTAAGTGGAATATGAAACCTCGTGTTATAATTCAGAATCACATTTTTTATTAAGACCTACAATGGCAAAAGTAAACAGAAAACTAGATCACTTAGATGATATGTACGACGTTAAATCGTTGGCAGGTACACCTGAGGGAAGATTGTTTTTAGCCATATTGCTTAATGCCCTTGAGGAATTAAATAAAGAATTGATAGAGGGAAAACCTTTATATACTCTTAATTGGTTCAAACATAATAATGAAGTATTACAAATGTGTTATATGATATTGGATACCACAAAAGAGGAATTTATGGAGGAGTTACAATCTAAAATAAAATCAGGTAGAATAATACCTTTGGATATGCCTAAGCCTGTAACACGCAGAGGCAAAACAGTCGTATATAATAATACAAGTGTATTAGATAAATATTTAAGGATTAATAGGGGGGAATAATGTCACAACCTTACGCATGGGCATTAGAGGAATTCGACAAAGATGGAAATCTTATATGGTCATCTCTTATGCTTACACGTCCCAAAGAACTTTCATGGTTCAGGGATTTACCTAGCAAACGTCACAACATTGTGCTGACACCTTTATATAAAGACACTACTAAAGAGGAAAGATTAGATGGTGTTAAAAGCTATAAAGAATCTACTAAAAGATTAGTTGAATCTAATGGGGGACTTTAAATTATAAACACGATGCCTTTTACCCACGCTATTTTAGACGATGAGGGCGAAGTAGTACGTAAACATAGATGGTCAAATAAAGAAGCCAAATGGTTTACAGATAATAATAAAGATGTTATAGTATTAAAACTGCCTAAAGAACAAATAGTAGAGGAATTTAATTATGTTGAACTTAGTAAATTATGTGGCGAATCACCATTCTAATATTGAATTAGAAATACAACAATTACCTAAAGAACATACACAACTTGCTACAAAAATTAATACATTTTTTACAGAGACTAAACCACAACATCGTCAAGATGTGTTAGACTATTTTGGTATATCAAAACATATGTTTTATAAATTAAAACAAGCTAAAGCAATACAAGTACCCGACTACATAACTAATAAAAAGATTCGAGTTAAGAAAAAATGATGGATGACGACGCAGATAGAGCATCCGATTATTTAGAAACGGTAACTAATTATGCAATCAATGACGCAAAACAAAAAGCTAAAACACCTATCAACACAACAGGCGAATGCACATGGTGTGGAACAAAAGTTAAAGATACAAGACGATGGTGTTCAATTGAATGTAGAGACGAATTTGCAAAATACGCAAAAATCAAATAAGAAATTTGCATTTAGAACAAGTTTTAATGAATGGGAATATAAATTCCCTCGTAGCTATAAAGAAAGATATGGTGTAGAATATACACCTAGTTTTAAATGTAATACAAACTTATGGGCGAAAGCATCTTATTATATTGTTGATTTACTACAGATGGTATTTAACTTATTTAATCGCAAGTAGCCCACCATTTATGGGGAGAATAGCACCACCTTAAAAAAGTGAATAGTATAAAAAACCTCCTAGTTAAAAAGTACTATTGCTATTTATCCCCACCCTATTATGAAAATACTTAATGAAAATAATCACACTAGATTTTGAAACCTACTACGATGTAGGTTTTTCTTTAACTAATCTTACGACAGAGGAGTATATACGTCATGAACGTTTCCAAGTTATTGGAGTGGGCATTAAAATTGATCAAGGTGAAACGCATTGGTACACAGGTGAACAAGTTGAAAAGGAACTTAACAAAATCGATTGGAAAGAATCCGCTTTACTCTGTCATAACACTCAGTTTGACGGTGGCATTTTGTCTTTTAGGTATGGGATTATTCCTCATTTATATCTTGATACTCTCGGTATGGCTCGTGCTATACACGGTGTTGACGTCGGTGGAAGCCTTGCTTTCCTTGTTGAAAAATACAATCTTGGGGTTAAAGGTAATGAAGTAATACAAGCTAAAGGTAAACGTCTTGAGGACTTTAATGATGCAGAACTTAAACAGTATGGTGAGTACTGTAAGAATGATGTAGAATTAACCAGCAAACTCTTTTCAGTATTAGATAAGAACTTCTCTAACGATGAGATCAAACTTATTGATATAACTCTTAGAATGTATACGCAACCCGTATTAGAAGTCGATGATGCTTTATTACAAGAACGTCTTGAGGAAGTTAAACAATTAAAAGGTGATTTATTATCAGGTTTAATGGTTAAATTATCCTGCGATACACCTGAATGTGTCAGAGCTAAACTTGCATCAAACAAACAATTTGCTGAGTTATTAACTGAGCTAGGTGTAGAAATACCTATGAAAACTAGCCCTGCTACAGGCAAACCTACCTATGCTTTAGCTAAAAATGATACAGGATTTATTGAACTTACGGAACATGAAGATTTATTTATTCAAGAATTATGTGCTGTACGTCTAGGCACTAAGTCAACCATAGAGGAATCTCGTATACAAAGATTTATTGAGATTGGTTCAAGAAACAAAGGCAAACTTCCTATCCCACTTAAATACTACGGCGCACACACAGGACGTTGGGCAGGTTCAGACAAAGTAAACTTCCA